CAGAGCGGAGCCTTCAGGCCCCACGGGCCAGACGGCCGCAGCCTACGCAGACAACCCGACCGAGGCCGAGCAGATGACGCTCGGATCGGCCACCTGAGAGGTGGGCCAGCATGGAACGTCTGACCCACGAGAGAGTCAACGGCATCAAGACGGGCTACTGGAGCGCAGCCACCAAGGAGGTGCTCGTCCAGAAGCTCGCCGCCTACGAGAACACGGGCTACGAGCCCGACGAGATCCGCGCAGCCATTGAAAAGGCTGCCAAGAGCAGCGAAACCAAAACCGCGACAGTCATGGCCGAGTGTATTGCGGGCGCCCTGAAGGACACGCTCGAGAAGTACGGAACGGCCGGAGACAAAGAGAAAGGAGCAACCACATGAACGAACAGAACCAGCGCGACAGCATCATGTCGATGGCTCGCGGCGCCTTCGAGGAGCGCGTCGACTATGAGATGGACAAGGTGATCCAGAACATCCTCGACCCCAACACGAAGGCCACGGCCAAGCGCAAGATCACCCTCACCATCGAGCTGACCCCGGACGACGAGCGCCGCACCATCGGCGTCTCCGTGACAGCCAAGTCTACGCTCGCAGCCACCAACCCCGTCGCCACGGCCCTCTATGTCACCTCTGACGGCAACGGCGAGCTCGTCGTCGCTGAGATGGTGCCGCAGGTGCCCGGCCAAATGAACATGGACGGCACGCAGCAGGAGGCCCCGAAGCTCCTGAAGCTCGTCCAGCACGCATAACAACCCACAACACAGAACAAGGAGGACAACACAATGCTCGCAAAAATGATCGACAAAATCGTCAGCCTGAAGGAGACCAAGATCTTCGAGATCGGCGGCCAGACCTACGCCGACGCATCCCTCACCCGCATCCCGCCGCACGTCGACCGCCCTGACTGCATCAGCGTCAGCGGCCTCGATAGCATCTGCAAGCTGATCCGCACTGAGCTCGAGAAGGTCGGCACGACCATCATGGTGCAGGTCAAGAGCAACGACACCGTCGAGGTGATGACCACCTACCTGAGCGACTTCTCCCGCAACACACTCTACCGCGCCAAGGCTGACGCCCCGGGCCTGCGCACCGGCTTCAGAGGACGTGAGGTGGCTCTGATCGAGCTGCGGAGCCTCTGCATCCCTAACGAGGGCACGGCCTACCTGCTCGACCTGTTGAGTCGCATGACCAACGAGAACAGCGTCAGCACCAACGACAACGGCGTCACGCAGACCGTCGAGGCCCGTCAGGGCGTCGCCCTCAACGCGGTCGTCGAGATCAAGCCCCGCGTCATGCTGCGGCCGTTCCGCACCTTCCTCGAGGTGGAGCAGCCCGAGAGCGAGTTCCTGCTGCGCGTGGATCCCGACGAGGGGATCGGCTTCTTCGAGGCTGACGGCGGCATCTGGAAACTCGAGGCGAAGAAGAACATCGCCGACTACTTCCTGAAGAATATGGGCGATCTGATCGACGCCGGCAAGGTCGTCGTCATGCAGTAAATGGAGCGCCGGGCGGGCTCCGGCCCGCTCGGCTTTTCTGAAAGGAGCAGCACCGTGAAAGAATACGAAACCATCACCCGTGAGAAGGTCGACGTCGTGCCCTTCGGCTGCGGTATGCCGGAGACCCACCTGATGCAGGACTGGAGCGACAGGATGCTCGACCTGATCCTGAACGGGCCCACCATCAACGGCATCAAGAAGGACGAAGTGCGGGCCATGCTGCGCGAGACCTACACGGCCCTGAAGCAGTACGAGAAGATCGGCCCGATGGCCTCGCCCTTCATCAACGACCCGACGGCCATCGTGGCCCGGGCCTTCTCTGAGCTCTACCCCGGCGTCGAGTACGTCGCGCAGTACGTCCCCGACCTGCGGGACGAGACCAACGGCACCGCCTACGGACTGACCATCTTTCCAGACGACGGCAGCACGCCGATCGTCTGCATCTCGGCCGAGGCGCCCATCAGCGCCGCCCCTGAGCTGCTGGCGCACGAGCTGGCCCACGTCGCCACCCCGGAGGACACGGAGCACGGCGAGAGCTGGAGCGCAGCGTCGGAGGCCATATTCAAGAAGTACAACGAGCTCCTCGACACCATGATCCACGACGAGCCTGAACCCATCCTCTCGCCCCACCAGCCCGGAGACGGCGGGATCCTCACCATGCCGCTGCGCGATAACGTCCCGGAGCCTCCGACGGACGACTGGCAGCTCACCACCTGCCCCGTCTGTGGCGCTGAGTGCTGGCAGACAGACACGGCCCGCCGGATCCTCGCACTGGAGCCCGACGTCCGAACCGCCTGCACAGCCTGCGCGCTGAAGGGGCTCGGAAAATAATACTGGAGGTAATACATGAACAACGAAAGAAACAACACGACGGCCGGCGGGATCGGCTTCTGCGGCCTTCTCGCCGTCGCCTTCATCGTCCTGAAGCTCACCGGCGTCATCAACTGGAGCTGGCTGTGGGTACTGGCCCCGATCTGGATCCCGACCGCCATCACCCTCGCCATCATCGTGATCGTGCTCGTGGCCATACTGGTCAGAGAGCTGACGAAGGGAGGCCGCCCGTGATAACCGCGGAGGAGCGCCGGGCCCTGCTGGATCGTGCAATCACGACCTACGGCGCGCCGGCACAAATGGACATGGCCGTCGAGGAGATGGCCGAGCTGACCAAAGCCCTCTGCAAAATCAAACGGGCACAGGCTGGCTGCGAAGTGACCGCAGCGATCGGCAACGTGATCGAGGAGATGGCAGACGTCCAGATCATGCTCGACCAGCTCCGCATCATCTTCCACCGATCCACCGAGGAGGTCGAGGAGGCGAAACTGGAACGGCTGAAAAACCGTCTTGACGGCCGAAACAACTGGCAGGGCTCCAGCCTCCACAAGTGGATCGAGAAACAATTCTCCACAGGAGGTGACGGCCATGAATAAACCGCAGCCGCAGACCGGCCCCGAGATCGAGGAGTACAGCACCACGGCCACGCCGAAGGCATACGCCGGCAGCGTCCCTGTGTTCTGCGCACACGACGCCATCGTCCCGCTGAAGGATCTGCGGCCCAACCCAAAGAACCCCAACCAGCACCCGCCGGAGCAGATCAAGCTCCTCGCCTCTATTATCAGAGCGACGGGCTGGCGCGCCCCGATCACTGTCAGCAAGCGCAGCGGGCTCGTCACAAAGGGCCACGGCCGTCTCATGGCCGCACAGCTCGACGACCTGACCGACGCCCCGGTCGACTATCAGGACTACGCCAGCGAGGCCGAGGAGCTGGCCGACCTGACCGCCGACAACAGGATCGCGGAGCTCGCCACCACCGATAACAAGCTCCTCGCGGAAGTGTTCGCCGACCTCGACACCGGCGAGATCCCGTTCATGCTCAGCGGTTACACTGAAGAAGAATACGGCAATCTTGTCACGGCTCTGTCCGAAGCTCTGCACGATGACGAGTCGGAAAAGGAGGACGGCGACACCGAGCCCGAGGCGCCGCCGGAGGAACCGTTCACCGAACCCGGCGACCTCTGGCTGCTGGGAGACCACCGGCTTTACTGCGGCGACAGCCTGAAGATGGGCGACGTTCAGAAGGCAACCGACGGGCAGCGCGCCGACCTTGTTTTCACCGACCCGCCATACGGCATGGGAAAAGAGAGCGACGGCGTCCAGAACGACAACCAGAACCAGAACGATCTCCTCGAGTTCAACAAGAAGTGGATCGCGCTCAGCTTCTCGATCCTGAAGGAAAACGGGAGCTGGTACTGCTGGGGCATCGACGAGCCGCTCATGGACATTTACGCCTTCATCCTTCGGCCGATGATCGCCGCGAACCAGATCACGTTCAGAAACTACATCACATGGGCGAAGCACTCAGCCTTCGGCGTCAACAGCGAGCTCATGCGGAGCTACCCGAGGGAAACCGAGAAATGCCTCTTTGTTATGTGCGGCGTAGAAGGCTTCAACAATAACAAAGACCATTTCAACGACGCATACGAGGCGATCCTCGATTATATGATCGGAGAGGCTCAGAAGGTCGGGCTCAAGGCCAAGCAGCTCACGGAGATCACCGGCGTTCAAATGTGGGGGCACTGGTTTAGCAAATCGCAGTTCACACCGATCCCGGAGTGGCACTACAAAAAGCTCCAGCAGGCATTTAAGGGCCGAGCCTTCAGCCTGCCACACGATCAAGTGATGAAGCTGCGCAACAAGCCGTCCGAGGCATACCAGAACATGAAGGCAGAAGCGATGGAGCTGCGCGCCTTCTTCGACAACACTCACAACGACAGCGACGAGCACGACATAATGACCGATGTGTGGCGTTTCCCGATCACAAACACAGCAGAAAGAGACGACGCAGGCGGCCACGCAACGCCGAAGCCGATCGCATTGTGCGAGCGGGCTATTCTGAGCAGCAGCCGGCCGGGCGAGCTCGTGGTCGACTTCTTCGGAGGCTCAGGCTCGACGCTCATAGCCTGCGAGAACACCGGGCGAACCTGCGCCATGATCGAGCTCGAACCGAAATGGTGCGACGTGATCGTGCGGCGCTACATCAAAACCACTGGAGACAATAACGTGCGCTGCGTCCGTCAAGGCCGAGAGCTCTCGCGTGAGGAAATCGCCGGGATCTTCGACCCTGACGAGGAAGGAGGTGGACAGGAGTGACGCCCTGACCTAAATGAGCGACAAGCCGATCACTCACGACATCAAGGAGCGGCTCGGGAAGTACACCCGCCTGCTCCGTGAAATAGACAACCAGTACGAGCGCCTCGGCCGCATGGAGATCTCCATGGCCGCGCCGCCCGGCCCTGACATGACGGGTATGCCACGGGGCTCCGGCACACCGACCGACCGCACCGGGATGATGGTGCTGCGGAAGATGGAGCTCGAGGAGCAGATCGAGGAACGGCTCGCCGAGGAGCGCGAGGAACGCGCCGCCCTCGAGGCGATGATCCGGCAGGTGGAAAACCCTGACGAGCGCGCCGTGCTGCGGTTGCGCTACTTCGACCGGGCAGACTGGGACGGGATCTGTGCCGTCCTGTTCAGTGATCGGCAGGACTACCTCGAGAGGATAGACAGCTACCAGAACAGGACATACAAGGCCCACGGCCGCGCCCTGCTGCGGATGGCCGAGATCCTGAAGAAGACAGAGACCCCGGCAGTAAAGGGAAGTAAAAGGCAGTAAAGGGCAGTAAAATCCATTGAACGGCAGTAGCGCCCTGTGCTACACTGTACCATGTCGAAAGACCGCCGGACACCCGGACAACGCCGGGGAGCCGTCCGACGGACACCCGCCCAACAACCGAACAACGACAGCGAGAAAGCCGTCGGGCAACCACAAGAAGCCCGGCGGCTTTTTCCTTTTCCCCTGAAGGAGGTGACAACCATGGCGGGCGGCAGCATATCCATCCAGATCGAAAACCTGCGGCAGCTCGTCGCAGACGTGCAGGCCATCGAGGCCGGCGGCCGCAAGGCCATCAGCAGCACTGTGAAGGACGTGAAGGCCCGGGCCCCCGGCTGGATAGCGCAGGAGGTCACGGCAGTCTACAACATCAAGAAGGGAGAGATCACGCCGTCCAGCGGAGGCAAGCCGAAGAAGATGGCGGGCAGCATCCGCATCACAGGCGAGACCATCGAGGAGCTCACCCTCGTCTACAAGGGCCGGCTCCTGACCCCTGTGCACTTCGGCATGACACCCAAGGCCCCGCCGGCTGGCAGGAGCTACACCCTGAAGGCGCAGATCCTCAAGGGCAGCAAGAAGGTCATCGGCCGCTACAAGAACACCCGCACCAAGGGCGGGCCATACTCGCAGCGGTCTCACTGGATCCTCATGGGGACAGGCAACACCAAAGCCGACGGCACGAGCTGGATCCCATTCCAGCGCATGAGCAAGACCCGCACCGACATCCAGAAGATGACCACCATCTCGGTGCCGCAGATGATAACCAGCGAGCGCACCAATGAGAAGATCCTGAAGCGACTCCAAGACGAGACAGCCAAGCGACTCCAGCACAACCTCGACAGAGCCCTCGGG